CTCTAAGAGCAACTGAGATCGTTGGTAGTATGACTTATGCAGTTGGTGAATTGTTTGATGCCCACGGTGTCAAGATCATCACTGATGCATCATACACAAACTAATCTTTAACTAGATGAGATAAGGGCACTTAATTGTGCCCTTTCTTTTGAGTAAATAAAAAGCCAAAGTTGATTGTTCGTCCAAACACCGACCGGGAGCAAGGGATAGGGTCTTCGGACCCTATTTTCTTTTCCAAGTTTTAGCCCTTCTTCCTTTTTTGATACAATCTTGAACATTGTCTTGATGTGTACCTACAAACAGATGATCAGGGTTGACACAATGAGGTTGATCGCAACGATGACAAACTACCATACCATTTGGTATTTGGCTGTTATGGTATTCATAACTCCAACGGTGAACTAATTGTTCTTTGCCATCAAAATACCAATTTGGACTTTTACCAGGGCGTTTGGCTGACTTCCAAATCCAGCAACCATTAGCATCTATGGTATATTTTTTATGAAATGTATCAATAGTGTTTCTTGTGCTCATATGTTAAATATACACAATACACAAAAGAAAGTCAACAGCCACCCATATCCGGGTGGCTTTTTCTTGGCTGACTAAATATACTGTGGAGAAGGACTCCGCATACAATTTACCCTAAAGCAGGACTGACAGGAGAGAGCCAATGGCTTTTGCGACAATTACCGATATCACGGCATACGAACCTGATATCTTAAACTACGGTTTACCTAACTTTGACGATGCAATCGCCAAGGCGGAACAAGATGTAAAACGATACCTCAGAGTCAACTGGTGGCCTAGCCAACAGATTGGTCGTTTTGACATTACCATTGTTGGCTTCAATGCTGAGATGGACGAAACCAAACTAACCGATAGTCAATTTACTCGTGCCACAGTTTACTGTGCTTTAGGCTACTACATCTACCCAAGACTGTCTAAGTTTGAACCCACACTGGATGTGTTTCAAATGAAGTACGACTACTACAAAAAGATGTATGCAGAAGAAATAGATATGGTCATTCGTGACGGCATCGAATACGATGTTGACGACGACGGCAATGTTACTGCCGCAGAAAAGACACCTAACTACTTCTTGCGCCTAAAGAGGTAAGCAATGAGTACCAGAGAAACCGTAATAGAAAACATCGTTAGTCTGCTTAAGGATATGGATGATCCAAAACCCATCCTAGTAAGCCGTGAGCCCTTCGATGTTGAAAAACTCGCAATAACCCAATTTCCTGCCATACTGGTTCAAAGTGGAGAAGAGATCCGTTTTGACACCGCAATGAGATCACGAGAAGGCCAGATCAATTATACCGTAAGAGCATTCGTTCGTGGCGTAGAACTAGACAAAAAGAAAAATGAAATTGTTGAACGCATAGAAGAAACACTAGACTCTGATCGTAAAAGAGGCACAAGTAATTTTGCTATGAAGACACAGGTCATATCCGTAGTTCCTGTGGATAGGCTTGCTCCATTAGGAGAAGTCTTGGTCACAGTTCAAGTGCAATACAAGTATCCAAGGGGGACAACATAATGCGTATAGAAATATTCAAAGACGATCAAAGACAATGGGTCAAAGAAGATCGTCTAGAAAGGTTTTTGGATCAAGGTTGGCAAACAGCACAATCTGCTCCAAAAAAAGTCAGCCTCAGCAGATCGATCAAACCCGTGATTGTACGAGCAGAGGCTGAAGTAGTAAAAGAGGAAGTTCCTAAAGAGGAGGCACCTCAAATAACAATGCCAACCGAACCAGAAGGAGAATAAGATGGCTAACTATCAAGGTAATAATGGATCTGTAAAGATCAAAAGTGGAAGTGATACTCTTACAGCCGTAGCAGATGTAAGAACTTGGAGTGTAACCGTAAACCGTGAAACTGTTGAAAGCACAGCAATGGGTGACGACTACCGCAAGTATTTGAAAGGTCTACAAATGTGGAACGGAAGTATGGACATCGTGTACAACGATTCCGAGGCTTCTATTGTTGCTACATCTATCAACCCAGACACTGATGCTGCCGTTACTGTAGAATTCTACGGTGACAATGCTGACGGTACCAAGTTTGTAGGTGAAGTAATTGTAACTGCATTCACAGTGAACGCAAGTTATGACGGTCTAATGACTGCCAGTGTAACATTCCAAGGCAATGGTGCACCAACAGTTACTAACTGGGTATACTAATTGAAAATCACTGTTGACCTAATCGGTAGCAAAGATAATCTCAAAGAACTGGAGGACACAATCCTTCAGTTCCGTAAGACACTGGCTGCTGAATTTAGGTCACAGGTGGTACCCAGAACGCCCATTGACCAGGGCCGTGCCAGAGCAGGTTGGCAACAACGACAGTCTGGTACAAATATTTCAGTGGAGAACCAAGTGCCATATATAGATAGATTGGAACGAGGTTATTCACGCCAGGCACCAAGAGGATTTGTAAATCAAGCCATTAGTGCCACAATCGCAAAAACTAACAGGAAACTAGGAAAGTAAAATGGACGAACAAAACACACAACCAAAGAAAAAAGGACCTGCAATTGAGTTGGTCAAGAAGCAATTTCAATCAAAGATTGCTGGCAAGTTAAATCACTATTTTGTTGAAGAATGGGAACTAGATGTCTACTACCGTTCAACCACAAGCCTTAAACAGGAAGCCCGTATTGTTGAATTGTCAACACAGGGCAAGAATGTTGAAGCACTTGTTGAAGCAGTGATTACCAAAGCCCTTGACGAAGCCGGTAAGCCTTTGTTCACACAATACGACAAAGCCGCATTGATGAATGAAGCAGACCCAGCAGTGGTTCTCAAACTAAGTCGTGTTCTCAACGGTGGTGATCTACCTAATGTAGAGGAAGTAGAGGGAAACTAAAAAGGGACAGAGAACTTTGGTTTCTAATGTTTTTGGCCAAAGAACTTCATAAGTCCCTTGAAGAGATCCTAGAGATATCCACATTGGAATTGACAATGTGGGTAGCCTACTACAACCTACAGGGTAAAGAACAAAAGACAAGGATGGGAGCAAATGGCGGACACAAGCATAGTCGTTAAACTGATAGACGAAACCCGAGCAGGGTTTCAATCTATCAACAGTAATTTAGATAGTCTGGATAGAAATGCATCTGCATTGAAGTCTAGTTTTGACGGCTTGAAAACCGCCGCCGCAGCCTTTGTGGGAGTGCTGGCCAGTAAGTCAGCATTGGACTTTGTTGACACTATACAGTCAATGGACAACAGGTTAAAACTTGTTACCAAAAGTCAAAGTGAGTTAAACACCACATTCCAAGGTCTATTTGATGTAGCACAAAGGACTCGTGCTCCTCTAACTGAAACTGTTGACCTCTACAGCAAACTTAGTCAAAACCAAGAAGTCAGTAGACAAAGCAGTGAAGACCTACGCAAGGTCACAGAAGCATTTACTACCTCGTTGGCAATCAGTGGAACCAGTGGCCAGGCGGCTGCTGGTGCCATTACACAGTTTGGCCAGGCAATGGCCGCAGGTAAGATTCAGGGTGATGAATTCCGTACTATGGCGGAAGCCAATCCAAAACTCTTGCAGATAATCAGTGAGCAGACAGGTAGAGCCCGTGAAGAATTAAAAGAATTGGCCAGTAAGGGTTTCCTTACTGCTGAGATTGCTGCCATAGCATTGAAGCAGGCCTTACCTCAACTACAAAGTGAAATGGCCAATACGGATGTTACAGTCCGTCAGGCTATCACACAAATGGTCAACCAATTCCAAGAATTAGGTCGTGCGTTCCTTGATTCAAGTGGAACTAGCACAGCATTAGTCGAAGCAATTCAATATATCACTGCCAATATGGACAACTTAATACCTATTATCAAATTGGTAGGTGTTGCCCTGGCTGCGGTATTTGTTTACTTTGCTCCTTGGACTGCGGCACTGGCTGCGGTTTCTGCGGCAGTGGTATATTTTAGTGATAAACTAGGACCAATAGCACAGACCATACTAGATGCGTTTGGTAAAGCACTTGAAGCAGTGGTTCCTAAACTGGCAGGTGTTGGTGCGGCATTGATAGCATTGGTCAACTTAGAAAATCCATTTACAGCCTATACCAAAGCCAGTGAAGAAAGTGCGGCCAGTTTTGTTAAAACCACAGGTACAACAAACGATCTTAAAAAAGCCACTGAGCAGAATGCAGAGTCAACTAAGAAAGCCACTGTTGTCACAGACGATATGAAGGCTGCTTTTGATCGTGCAGGTCTGTCTCAGGAACTTGCCAAAACCAAACTAGGTGATTACCTAAAGACACTCGACGAAGGTATCAAACTTGCCGGTATGGACAAGGATGCCAAAGAAGCACAACAGGCAGTGACCAAAGCACTACAGGCAGCAGAAGAAGATCACGCCAAGAACAAAACAAAACTGAGTGCAGAAGAGAAAGCACGAATTGAAGAAACGGTGCGTGACAAGATCAGTGAGACACAACGCATTCGTGCTCAATTTGACGAGCAGAACAAAGACAGAGAAGATGCCTACAAGAAGGCAGTTGAATTACTAAACAAATTTGCCAGTGATGCCAAGAAGCAACAAGATGAACAACTAACTGCTACAGAAAAGTTTACACAGGACAGTTTGGCCATTGAAGCCGCATACAATGATGCCCTACTAAAAGGACACAACCTAACTGCGGCAGAACGCAAGAAGATTGAAGAAGACTACCACTTGGCAGTTCGTGGTATTCAAACACAGGCTCTCAGTGACTTGACCAAAGAATACGGCAAGTATGCTGAAGAAAGCAAGACCAACACACAACAGTTTGTTGATGCTAAGGCCAAGATTGAAGAAGCCTATCGTATCGCAATGACTGACGCAGAAAGCCTAACAGCAGAAGAAATTAAACGCATCAATGACAACAGAGACAAAGCCCTATTAGGCGCACAAACTAAATTTGGCGAAGACTTCAAGAAAGCCGCAGACGAGCAACGCAAAGCAGAAATGACCAGCACAGAAGAATATGCTGATGCTATCCAAAAACTCAATGAGGCACAGAATGCCGGCCTGATCACAAGTCAAGAACAGTATGACGCAGTTCGTCGCAAGATTGAAAAAGAATATCGTGATGATGTCACAAAAGAGTACGGCGCCCTATATGGACTATTGACTGAGAAAGTGCAACAGTTCACTGGTATGAACAGCAAAGAATTTGGCCTGTTGAAAGACACAGTTAAATTGGTATTTGGTGTTGACATTGACACAATTATCAAACAGGCCTTTGCGGAGTTTATCAAATATGTTATAGGCTTCCGTCAAGCAGGTGAAAGTGAAGTAGGTATGTTCACAGGCATCTTCTCTAAGATATTTGGCAAGAGTGGTAGTGGTGCTAAAGAAGTTGGCGACTTTGCCAGTGAATCAACCGGCATACTAAAAGGCTTTGGCACAGGCGGAGAAGGCATCTTCTCCAGCATTGGCAATGTAATCAGTTCAGTATTCAATGGCGGTTTTAGTGTTATAGCAAAATTTGCCAGCAGTGCATTTGATGTATTAAAAGGTCTTGGTAGTGGTGCAGGCAGCATCTTCTCCAGTATTGGGGGATTTATTGGTAACGCATTTAGTGCAGTAACAGGCGGTGGTAGTAGTGTACTTAGTAGTGTTATTAGTGGTGTTGGTAGCCTACTTGATTTTGGCTCAGGTGCAGGCAGTGTTCTAAGTAGTATCGGCAGTGGGCTAGGTGCTGTAGGAAGTGCATTAGGTACAATTGGTTCAGTGGCATTAGGTGTTGGTGGTATAATGGCCTTTGGTGGTCTTGTTGACAAAGTTGCTAGTGGTTTAGATCGTTGGTTATTTGGTCCAAGTGATGCTGAAGTTAATCAACAAATGACTGCAGGGGCTGCTCAAAAAACTGCAACACAAAATACAAATGCACAAAAAGTTCAAGATCTAACTTCAAGATACGGTATTATGAATTTGGGAGGTCCCAAATATCGAGTTACTGATTTTCAAACAGGTGCTACACAAGATAGAACAATATCCAATGTAACCGCAGCCACTCAATTAGGTGCTCAACTCACAGGCTTATCTGGGCAAGGTCTTGCTGCCTATTTCTTTTCAGGTAGTACCCAGTATGGTGCCAAAGGTCTTGCATTTGACAACGGCAATGTTACCAAATATGCACTTGGTGGCATTATTGATCGTCCAACAATGTTTGCAACTAACCAAGGTGTTGCCATAGGCGGAGAAGCAGGCACAGAAGCCATACTACCACTAAGCCGTGGACCAAATGGTGAACTAGGTGTACAAGGTGGCGGCCCAATAAACATTAATTTTACAATCAATGCAGTTGATGCAAGAGGCATTGACCAATTATTAGTTGAACGCCGTCAGTTTATAACCAATATGGTTAGATCCGCAACAGCAGAACGAGGAAGGAAGGTATTCTAAATGATCAGTAGTCTAACACCCAACGCAATGTCAATCAGCAGTATTAACCCCACAAAGGTTACTGCCAGTCTAAATGGCATTGAACAACGCATTGCCAGCACAGGCCAATATTTTAGATTCCTTGGAACATACAGCAATCTAACACAGGCCAACCAAAGAGCCATATTTGCTCACATTCAAAGTCAAGGCGGTCCACTGAATAGTTTTACCATAAGCCTTCCTGCCTACTTGGGAAACAGCACGGCAGGATTTACAGGAACATTAACTGGTGTTACTGAAACTGTAAATGATCCTGTAATTACAGCCACTGCCAGTGCAAACAACACCGCA